CGTTGACTCTGAGGAAGAAATGCCTGAGGAGGAAACGCCAGAGGAAGAGGAAGAGGAAGAGGAAGCAAAAGCCTTGGCGCTGCTAATGGCTAAGCGTCACGTGATGTCTAACCGTGGATACAAGTTCACTGGGAGAGACAAGGCTCCTAGCCCGCTTGCGCATCGGGGTACCGCGAAGCGCAGCAACGATGATGAGTTCGACAGAATCCACGCTACGTATCAGCGTGCACTAGCAGGAAGGTAACCCGATGCCGAAAGCAATTCCCGTTGCCCACAACAGCGAGGAAGTCCGCGAGATCCTGATGGATAAAGCGGCACTCAAGGAAATGTGGGCTGACCCTGAGAAGCACGCTGAATGGATTGAGAATTCAATCAACGCTCGGCTTGCTCGTGACCCTGGCATCATGAACCAGTCGAAAGAGCAGACTGAAGCATTCATGATCGAGTGGTTGCGCGAGAACCAAAATGACACTGATGCGGTTGCCAAGCGGCTCAATCTCGACAACCCCAACGCTCGCTCTCGTATCCGGCCGAACACGCTCTACAACAAGAAAGCACTCGGCGCGCGCCATGACAGCATGTTCGCGTCGGCAACCGATTTCCTTCACACGATTTCGGAGCATGGTCACAAGAACGCTGACACATCGCGCAAGCTCGAAACACTCAAGAATGATTTGAGTTCGGTCAGGCCTTCCGATGGTGGCTTTCTCATTCCGGAGATCCTCCGCGCGGAGTTGCTGCGCATTGCGCTAGAGCGTGCGATCGTGCGTTCTCGTGCCCGTGTAATCCCCATGGACAGCCTGACTGTCCCGTTCCCCACCGTGGATAGCACCTCCAACGTTTCGAGCGTCTATGGCGGCGTGGTGGGCTACTGGACGGAGGAAGGCGCGACCCTCACGGAGTCTCAGCCGCGCTTCGGCCGGATCGAGCTGAAAGCTAACAAGCTCGTGCTCTACACAGAGGTTCCGAACGAATTGATTCGGGACGCTCAGCCGAGCATGGAAGCTTTCATTGGCGACATCTTCCCTGAGGCAATCGCCTGGTTCGAGGATGTTGCATTCTTCGTGGGCGGTGGAGTTGGCGAGCCTCTTGGCTTCCTGAACGCACCTGCTGCTGTCGATGTTGACCGTACCGGCGCAAGCTCGGGAACGGTTGTTTGGGCCGACATCGTGAACATGTACATTCGTATGCTGCCTCAGTCGCTTGACCGTGCTGTGTGGGTTGTGTCTCCTGACACCGTGGCAGCGCTTATCAACATGGTATTTACCGGCTCGACTGTCCCGATTCTCTTGGGTGGCGGTGGATTCCCATCGGGTAGCGGACCTACCCCGCTTTCTATCCTTGGGCTTCCGGTCATCGTGTCTGAGAAAGCGCGTGCGCTCGGTACCCGTGGTGACATCAACCTTGTTGATTTCGGGTTCTATCTCATTGGCGATCGTCAGGCCATGAGCGCGCGACAGAGTGAGGATTTCCGTTTCCAGAACGACGTTACCGCCTTCCGTGTGATCGAGCGCCTTGACGGTCGTCCGTGGCTCACGTCGGCAATCACGCCGCAGAACGGTTCTACCAACACGCTTTCCCCCTTCGTCAAGCTGACCACGGCCTAGGAACAGGAGAATTAAATCATGGGACTGTGGTTGCAAATCGATGAGAACAAGATTGAGGACCTTGAGAGCGGAAGCATTTTCGCTGTCAAAGCGGAAGACGATGCGCAGTTGGTTCGTACGTGGAAAGTGATTCACCACATGTCAAGGCAGACAGCGGCGAACAGCGTCCTTGCGGAAGGATACAAGACCCACGCTGAGGCACAGGATGCCTTGTCTCAGCTGCTCTCCGAGCTTGGCATTGAGCCTGCCCGTATTCAGCCCCCGGTGACCGACGAAGAGACAGCGGCAAAGGAGGATGTCAAATAATGAAAGGCCTAGGCAACGTTTTCGATATCGGGAGCGCTTTCACTCCCGTTGATTTCAACACCTCTGATGCGGCAACGGGTCACCGTGTCCACATGCGTAACTATGAGTCAATAGCATTGGTGCTCTTCAAGGGTGCTGGTACTGCTGGCGCTGACCCCGTGATCACCGTTCAGGAACACACAGCGGCAACCGCTGGCACTTCGGCAACGCTTGCTGTGATCGATGAGTTCTACTACAAAGCCGAAACCGTGCTTGATGGTGACGAGACATGGACGCGCGCCACTCAAGCGGCTGCTGGCACGGCATCGGTCGACACGTGGGCAGAGGTTGAATTGCTTGCTGTCGTTGAGGTTGAGGCTCCGTCACTCAGCGCCGGTTTCGAGTGGGTCAGTTTCAACATCGCTGCCACGGTTGCCAACGTGCAATTGGTTTCTGGTTTCTACATCATGTCCGGCTTGAAGATCGCGCGTCGCGCTGATCTGCTGGCGCAGCCCAACGCCTAGGAGTATTCCAATGGCTAAGAGCACCAAGGCTCAGGAGGTTTCAACCGGAACCTCTGATAGCTATACCGAAGACGAAGTAGCCGGAATGAGTTCGACCCTGCGAGGCAGGCCGATGCTTGGGGGTGAGTTGCAATCAGTTGGTACCAGCTCATCTCGATCCTCAGGGAAAGAGAAGACGTCAAGCGACAAAGAGAGTCCGTCCCACCAAGCGCTTGCCCCAACGACGGAGAACCGCTCATCAGTGACGGAACCGGTAACGGACTCCGATGCAGATTCGACGGATGGCGTTGGCCTGAAGGAAGCGGAACAGCAATCCGTTAGTCCTGCTACACCAGCGCAAAAGAAAAAGGCGCGCTCCGCAACGGTCGATATCTCTGAATTCGATTAGTAGAAATACGTGCATATGTTGGGGGAGAGGCTGGCAGGGAAAGGCTCTCCCCCTTTCCTCCTAGACAAATTAAAAGAAGGATCATCAATGAACGACTTGAAAGCTATTCACAAAACGATAATCATTTGTCTGTTCCTGGTGTCGATTCCTGTTCTCCAGATATTCGGCCAAAGTCTTGATGCATATATCGCTGTCGGCATGATGATTCTTGGAGGAATAGGCCTCGCTATCGGGACACTGCAAGCGGTACAGAAACAAACCAATGGAGGGCAGGAAAAGATGCTCGCCGTTATCACAGAGCAGAACAAAATCCTAGCGGAATATGGAAGGATTCTGTCCACCCTTCCGCCTGCCCCTTTAGGCGAAAAGCAAGACGAGATGACGATCGATGGAACGTTCAGCACGACCGATAGCAACCTGAAATAGAAGGGTTCCGTGTATGGAAATAGGCACAGTAGCCCAATGGATTACAGCCGCTACAGGGCTTGTCACTGCCATAGGTGGCTTGATGGTTGTACTAAAGACTTTGATCCCTACGCACAGACTCGTTAACCAACAACGAACTGACATGCTTCGGTTTCAGACGGTACTGATCAGAACGTTGATCGCAAATGGAATTGATGTCCCTGAGGATCAAAGCACGCTCGACTAGAAACTTTCTTAACAATTAAATAGCCCCTGACGTAGTGCCGTAGAAAGCAACCGGGAGTTGGGAATGGGCATCAAATATGCCACCAGAGAGCAGGTAAAGACCTCTCTGGAAATAGCTCATAGCGCGTGGTCTAACGCGCTCATTGACGGCAAGCTGGAAACCGCCTCGCGTGATGCTGAGAAGTTCCTACATCGGCGCTTCTATCCCGAGCTACGGACCATCAGCAAAGACTGGCCAGGCTACCAATATTCGCCTACGTGGCAGTTGTGGCTTGACGATCAGGAACTGATTTCCCTTGCGTCGTTCGTCTCTGGCGGTACGTCCATCTCTACCGCCAACATCAAGCTACGTCGTGGTGACGATCTCGCTGAACCTCCTTATTCATTCCTTGAGGTTGACCTGTCGTCTAGCGCTGCGTTCAGTAGCGGCCCGACATTCCAGCAGAGTAACGCAATCACGGGTGTCTTCGGTTACAACGAAACCGACACGGACACCGTTCGCGGCTTGCTTGGTGGGAACATCAACAGCTCTGTCCAAACCCTGGTAATCAATCCCTCCAATGGTGTGCTTGACGTTGGAGTGCACTCCCTCTTGCTCATCGGTACTGAGTATCTGGTTGTGACCGATCGCCGGATGAGCGATACCGGCGTAAATCTGACTGCCGTACTGAGCGCATCCAACGGGGATACGGTGGCGACGGTTGGGGATGGTACTGCGTTCGCTCGCGATGAAATCATTCTCATCGGGGGTGAGCGCATGCGGGTAAACGACATCGCGGGTAATAACCTCATCGTGTCGCGCTCATGGGATGGCACCGTGATTGACGATCACGCTATCTCGGATGACATCTACGCCTTGCGTACGTTCACGGCTACCCGTGGCGCGCTCGGCTCCACAGCAGCAGCACACACAGCGGCTGACTCCGTCTACGCGCACCAGTTTGTTGTTAATGAATTGGTCATCGCTGAGACTGTCGTATTGCTTGAGCAGAACGCTTCAGGCTACGCGCGAACAGTCGGCTCAGGGCCGAACCTACGCGAGGCTAAGGGAGTTGGTCTAGAAGATGTTCGCTCGCGTGCATGGATTTCCTACGGGCGTAAGGCGCGCAAGGGAGCGATCTAATGCCTAACTTCCGCGTGAACATCAAGGCACATCACAAAGGGCCGATATTCAACCTAGGCGGTACCAAGGCAGCAGGTAACCGGATGGTAGTTGCCATTAATGAAGCTGTGGCGGAAAAGGGCGTAGACATGGTTCGCGCTCGGCTCGACCAAGTACTACAGCATCCAACGGGTTACTACCGCTCTAGGATCGCCGTAGAGCGCCGAACAACCTACCGGGGTGTGTGGGATCAGAACGTGATTTACGGGCCGTGGTTGGAGGGCACAGGGTCACGAAACAAGACAACCAGATTCAAGGGCTATCACACGTTCCGACGAACCAAGCAAGAATTGAATAACCAAATGGATACCATAGCTAGGCCAATCGTCGCGCAATTCGTTAGGGAGTTGAGCTGATGTCTACACCTGACGGTAGCGAGGAATGGATTGACCCTATCTTTGATGCTGTTGTGAGCGACGCTCAAGCGTCGGGGTACTTCACCAAGGTGAATCAACACGAACCGAAACGGAAGGTAGGCGGTAGCAGGCTAACAGCGGCTGTATGGGTACAAACCATTGATCCTGTTGCACTCGCAAGCGGGCTAGCGTCCACAAGCGCCAGAATCGTTTTCATGCTTAGGATTTACACGAGCATGACACAAGAACCACAGGACATGATTGACCCTCAGATGTTGAAAGCAACGTCTAACATGATGCGCCGGTATCACTCGGATTTTGATTTCGGTGGCACCATCCGCAACGTTGACTTGCTCGGGCACTTCGGTCTAGCACTCAGCGCAACAGCGGGATACCTAGAGCAAGATAATACAATGTTCAGAGTGATGGACATCGTTATTCCGTGCATTGTCAATGACGTTTGGCCACAAGTAACTAGCCCTTGAGAGGAGGGAAGCCATGGGTAAGGAAACAGGCCTAGGTGCCAATTTCTACCTTGACGGCTATGACTTGTCCGGCGATACAGGATCGCTTGAGAAGATCAGCAAGGCAATGACACCAATACCGCAGACCGGAATCAATAAGCTCGCGATAGAGCGCAATGCAGGGCAACTGATGGCAGGCATTGACTGGACTAGCTTTTTCAATCCGACCAATGCGCATCCGCCATTGAAGTTACTCCCGCGCACGGATCGAATCGCTACATACTTCCATCGGGAGTTGCTCGGGACACCGGCAGCCAGCATGGTTTGCAAACAGGTCGACTACGCCGGTACGCGTGCAGCCGATGGCGCGCTCACACTCAAGGTGAGCACAATTTCTAACGCTTGGTGGATGGATTGGGGGCTATCGCTTACCGCTGGAATTCGTGACGACACAGTAGCTACCAACGGCTTAGGAGTCGATTTCAGCGCTGCATTCAACTTCGGTTTGCAGGCCTACCTACAGGTGTTTGAGTTCACTGGCACTAACGCAACTGTCAAGCTGCAACAGTCGTCCGACAACGCAGTAGGCGACCCTTACGCCGATGTGACAGGCGGAGCGTTCACGCTGGTGACTGCCGATCCAACGAAGGAACGAATTCAAACAGCACGCGCTCAGGCAGTAGAACGATGGTTGCGCGTGGTCACAACAGGCACGTTTACTAGCATCTCATTTGCTGTGCACGTGACTGTGAACCGGACGGAGTACACGATATGAGCGCGCAGAGGAGAGTTAACCGCCTGGCACCGTTGATGCCTACTCAGAATTACAAGACATACGCCATTCGTTCGGCGCTGACGACCCACTACCGGCCTGCTAGGTGCGCCGAAATCGATTGCCCTGATTACATTCACGGCTGGTATCTGAAGATTGACGGTACCCCTCCTGATTTGCTCCACGCGGCAAAGACTTCCGGCCGGAAGTTCACCATAGGCGAGCTATGGGGAGGCTCAGGGGAAGCGTTCCAAGCGCTCATATTCGAGGCAGGGCAAGAGTGTTTCCGCGTGAGCACGCATGTCAAATCCCTTGAGCGTCCTGAATTCTTCTATGCGGGGCGTGGTGACTTCCGCTCATTCAGCACGCGCAGAGCAACACAGTTCGATAGGGCTGAGAACTTCGTTGACAGTTTCGCAACACATCTTGACAACCTCAAGACAAAGATAGAGAGGGGCTAGAAATGGCTAAGGAAACTGGCCTAGGGTGGACCACCCTAACGGTTGAGAATGATGCAGCAGCCGCGCAAGATATCCGGAACGACGTTACCAATCTGGACTTCGCAACACCGTACGGAGAGCAAGACATCACGGGTATCGACAGGTTCGCCAAAGAGCGCCAGCTCTTGCTTGCGGATTTCTCCGGCACACTGAACAGCGTTTTCAACCCTTCCGCGAACCGCGTGCATGACGTCATGTCGGGGGATCTCCGCGTGGCACGCACAATGGTGATTGTCATCAGCGCTCAGACACTCACCAACGATGTTTTGTTCACTGACTACGCGCTGACTCGTGCGGCTGGTGGCGAATTCACGGCACAGCATCCGTTCGTGCTTCAAAGCGGCAACGTTCCTACTTGGGCTTAAGCACTCAGAGGAGAGTGAAATGGGTTACAAACCGCAACGTAAAATCTATGACCTTGAGTACGCGGATTACCCCGGACTCGAAATCAAAGCAACGTCAACCTCACTCGGGAAATTGATGCACCTGTCAGAGATGAAACTAGATCTCAATGAGTCTGACCCTGAGAAGCGCCTTGAAGTCTTCGGTGTGTTCGCCGGTTGCGTCATGACATGGAACATGGAGCATCCGGAACTGACCGAAGACAACAAGCAACCGGACAGCATGCAGTGCAAGGATTGCGGATTGGTGGAAGGCGACCCTGTACCGACTACCGTCCAGGGCATGATGTGCCTTGAGTTGGGCTTCATGATGTCCCTCATCTTTGGGTGGATGGCTGCTGTAAGCCGTGTGAACGTCCCAAAAGAGCTGAGTTTGAGCGATGGAGGGAGGAATATCCAAGAGGAAATGATGAGACAACTCGCGCAGCATCAAAACCTCTCGACATTGCCGACTCCGAGCTTCTCTTAGGGTTGATGGAGAGATTCAATTATCCCAACCTAGCGGCAGTGCGTGAGGAAGACGCTGAGATCCTCTGGTTACTTGAATGTGAATCCTATGGATATAAGCGTGATGAGAAGGAAAAGATGGACGAGCTAGAGGCTGAGACGGAAAGGCAACGGGCGAATAATGGCCAATGAACTAACCATTTCCGTTGGTGCCACAGAGAACGCGTCAACCACCATCGCGGGGGTTGGCGCTGCCGCTGTCCGTACTGAGCGCGTAATCGTTCAGTCAATGGGTTCAACGGAAGAGGCATTTGATACTGCTGCCAGATCGAGCGGCAGGTTTGGCGCTGCCATGGATAAGACTGCTGGCGCTACCGGTACGGCATCGGACGGTTTGCAAGGCGTTGCCGACGTAACCTCAGGCATCAGCGAGATTATGAGCCGTAGTGCCCGCAAGGCTGAGGAGTTGGCTCAGGCTCAACAGGATGTAGCTCAAGCCGCTTTCGATGCAGAACAGGCATTGCAGGATCTAGACCAGGCGAACAGAGATCTAGCACAGTCTGAAATAGACACTGTGCAAGCGGGGGTAGACCTAGAGCAGGCGCTGCTAGATCAGACAACCGCCACGAACGATTACAACAAGGCGGTTAAAGAGTTTGGCGCTGGTTCTGCTGAGGCAAAACAAGCTCTCATTGACATGAAGCAAGCTCAGGTAGACGCGACTCAGGCACAGGAGGATTCAAAGCAGGCAGCAGAGGACTACGCGCAAGCTCAGCTTGATGCAGAGCAGGCAACGCTTGACGTGGGTCAGGCACAGAACGATTTGGCTACTTCGCAACGCGCGGTAACCGAATCCGGCTCCAAGCTAAAGCAGGTGGCGGAATGGGGAGGCTTGTTGTCTGGTGTGCTTGGTGGTTTGGTCGGCATCATCGGCGTGATTACCGCTGTCCAGTGGGCTTGGAACGCTGCCATGACTGCAAATCCAATCGGAATCATAATTGCTTTGATCGCTATTGTGATCGGCGTGATTGTGTATCTCGCGGTAAAGACCACGTTCTTTAAGGACCTATGGAATTCAATTTGGGGTGCCATAGGCGAACCAGTGAAAGCAGCAGGGGATTTCATAGCAGGCGTATGGAATTTCATGGTCGACATGTTCATGGCGAACATCAATCTCATTCGGAATATCATCGTAGGTGGGTTTAAGTTCGCGGTTGATTTCGTGGTGGGCTATTTCAAGTTCATCATGTCAATCCCTGGAAAGGTTGGCGACGCTTTCTCAAGCATCGGTCAAGCTATCTTTGCGCCGTTCAAATGGGCTTTCAACAACATCTCTAGCGCGTGGAATAAGACAGTTGGGAAGCTCAATATCTCCGTGCCTAGCTGGGTTCCTTTCATCGGGGGTAACAGTTTCTCATTCCCTCGTTTGCCCATGCTCCAACACGGTGGACAGATCATGCGTACCGGCGCTGTGCTAGCTCACGCGGGAGAGCGCATCTTGCCAGCCAGCACGCGCGGATTGTTCAACGATGTGAACGGGGGAGGCGTACTGAAAATCATTGTTCAGTTCGTCGGGGGACATGACAGCTTCCGCCAATTCATGAAAGAGAATGTGAAGATTTATGGTGCTGGCAGCGTCGTTGTTGCCTACGATCAGTAAGGAGACTTAACAAATGATTCATCGTTACCGCATATACAACGCAGCAATGCCGACTACAGCAGCCATTGCCCCTGTAACAACCAACACAGTCATTCAGACCCTGTTGCAATTGGCTGTTCCTGCTACGCGCGCATTTCAAATCCTTGCATGGGGATTCACCACGGACGACGTGCCGGGGGCTGACGGTTCGATTGAACTGGTTGACACAGGAGCGATTGCAGCCACAGTTACCGCGCACGCAGCATCAGGGATCATCAAGCTTGACTCTGCTGTGAATGGCTCGCTTGCAACACTAGGTGTGAACGCAACTGGATTCACCGGAACAGCTGAGGGTGCCATCGTGGCTACCCGCGTGCTGGATACAGTCAGGCTCAGCAGCACTTCAGCGGAATACACAAAGAACCCCTATGAGAAAGAGTGGCCTTGGCACCGTATCCCGACTGTGGCAAGTTCACAGTTCCTACGTGTCCGCTGTACTACCCCTACAACGGGAATCGCAATCACCACATGGATTGATTGGATGGAGTAGGCGGTAATCGTGGCTACTCAAATGAACGAAAGCTACCCGCTAGATAAGTGGTTTCCTTACAGCATGGGTCCGTCATCAGGATTTCCTTTCGGTGGCGGTACCCCGTTGGAAATCACATTCCCCGATGAGCCACTACGCACCAAGGTAATGATTGCACTTAGCCCAGACTTCACACAGTCATATCTTAATTGGCAATGGGTCGACATCACGCTTAACGAGCTTGGAGCAACCATAGTTCGCTGGGAACAACAGATAGATATCACCTATGGCGGTAGAGCTAATTCTGCTGTGGTTGATGCTTCGCTCTGCACGTTCCGTGCCACCAATGATCGCCGTTTCAGCAGGCGCAATCCCAATTCCCCTTACTACAACCAGCTTTCGGAATACACACCCCTCTGGATACAGCTCGATTACGGACAAGGATTTAAGGATAAATACTTTGGTTTCATTCATGATTTCGCGAAAGCATGGACCACTCGCAGCGACCCTTACGTTTCTCTTACTGCTCGCGGCTCTCTCCATCGCATCGGGAAAAGCAAACCCCTAAAGTCACCACTGTATCGAGCCAGCTCAGGGGTGACAGCGGGGGACATCAAGCCGCTAGCTTATTGGTCTATGGAGGATGGCGCACAATCAAGTTTCTTCGCTTCAGCAATACCAGAGATTCCGAATATGAGCCTTGATGTTCTTGACGTCACTACTGTGCTTTCTAGTAGCAGCGCCGTAACTGGCTCGCTGCCGCTCCCACTCTTCACATCAGGATCGTCAGGGCACGCGGTAGTTCCCGAATACACTGACACTGGATTCTGGGCTGCCGCAATCGTTGCCTACTCAGATGATTTCAGTGATGGTTTTGGGTATCGCGCATTTGATGTATTCATCTCAGGGAGTGCGTCTCTAATCGCTGCGGATGTCAGTATCTTTGACGGGCCAGCACCAGGAGACAGGCAGATCGTTCTTATCGCTGAGGATGCGGGAGGCATCTTTGATTTCAATATTGGACTGCTAGATGTTCCTTCCGCAATGATATCGATGTACCTGGTGGTCACATTCCAGCAAGACCCGCTTGGTATCGATGACGTGATGACCGCCTATGCGATCGATGAAACAGGAACGATCATAGGAACCACTTCACTCAATCTAGGTGCGGGTAATTACGGGGTCATTACTGATTACTTTGTCAACGGAACTTTGACATCCTCAAGCAATGACACGGTACTTGGTCATGCCGCTATCTACATTGACCCGCTGTTTGACATCAACGTTGATGGTGTCGAAAACGCCAAGGCGTTAGCTGGATTTGATGGAGAGCGCGCAATCCCTAGGATGCGTCGCTTGTGCCGTGAGGAAAACATTCCATTCCACTCAACAGGATTAGACGATGATTCGGCGGAATGCGGACCGCAGACTGTTGGTAGTCTCCTCACTAACCTGAGAGAGCCTGAGAAAGTGGATGGAGGAACGATATATGAGCACCAGTTCGGCATAGGCTATAAGTCGCATTTGGAATACACGAATCAAGCTGTCGCTTTGACCATCGATTCCGCCCTAGGGCAGATAACGAATCTAGGTAGTCCCGTTGACAATGATCTGGATTTCGTCAATCAGTGGACCATTTCTAGACCACAAGGCAGCTCTGCGACAGTGGCAGCACGCAAAGGTGAGGCTGGTGTAACTCTCGAAGACACTGAACTTCTGTATGAGAGCAGCGATACAGTCTCTGCGTTCGAAGACGCTCAACTAGAGTCGATTGCTGCGCGCTACGGAAGGCGTTCAACAGTCGATGAGGATCGTTGGCCAGCAGTCAGCTTCAATCTGGCCAAAAGTCCTGAGCTGATTGACACCTGGCAGTTGTTCCCCTTTGGAGGAAGGCTTCAAGCGCTCAACGTATATGAGGAAGTCGGGATTACCACGCTCGACCAAATCTATAGAGGGCACCAAGAAAGCTGGAATAGCCTCAGGTGGGAAGTCACGCTCAACTGCGCACCATCTTCTGTGTACAACATCATGGAACTAGATAGTGCCGTATTCGGACGCATTGACAGCGGTAGTTCAACCCTGGCTGATGATCTCAGTGATTCTGCGGCTACGTTCCTTGTGGATACTGAAGATTTGACTGAGATATGGACGACTGATCCAGCAGAATTTCCATTGGACATAGAGCTACACCCCGGAACAGGCACAGCAATTGCATCGGGAGGCGAGACAATACGAATTGCTAGTATCGCGTCGTTTGCTACCGACACATTCACTCGCACTGAGGTTGATCAGTGGGGGTCCATGGATACAGGGCAGGCATGGAGTCTTTTTTGGGCTGGCGCTGGCGGTGCTGCTGCTGACTTCGATGTTGCTGCCGGAGTCGGCACACAAGTTGTTGATGCTGGTGGGGAATATCGCGTAGCCATCCTCAGTGACATTGCAGCCAATCGGGTTCTCAATCCTGAGGTTGCGGTTACATTCACGACTGGTATTGCAAACGTGACAGGAGGTTCAATTGAACCAGGTAACTTGATCCTCCGATACGTTGGCACAGTTGATTACTACCTCTGCCGTGTAGAAATAACCACAGCAGAGCTAGTCAACATCAGCATTCACAAGTTAGTGGGTAACGTCGGCACGGCGCTCAGTTCGACTCTAACAACGGCTATTGTCTACACAGGACAGGCGTTGCGCGTACACTTCGCGGCTCACGGTAGGACGTTGCGCGCCAAGGTGTATGACCCTGCTGCTTTTAATGTGGAGTGGCAAGTAACCGCAGAGGATGACACATTCCTTGAGCCTGGTGTTGTCGGCATCAGATCAGGAGTTGCAGCAGGAAATACCAACGTTCCTGTCACGGTATCGTATGACACTTTCGAGATGTCCAACCCGCAACAGTTTACAGTCGATGAGCGTTCCTTGAATGGGATTGTCAAGGCGCACAAGGCAGGGACGGTTGTTCGAGTAGCAGATATGGTAGTGATCCTATGACTGCCCAATTTCGTTCTGGTGAGCGATTGACAGCAGCACGTCTTAATTTGCAGCTTACCGACACTAATCGTCAGGTGTTCACGTCTAGTGGAGTGTGGGCTAAACCTGATGGTGCACAGTTCGTACTAGTCAGATGTTGGGGAGGTTGTGGTGGAGGTGGCGGCATACCGCTTGCTGCTGCTGGCCAGAATACAAAGGGCGCAGGTGGCGGCTCAGGTGGCTACTCAGAGAGTTGGCTTGCTGCTGCCAGTTGCGCCGCAACAGAGACGGTAACGGTTGGCGCCGCTGGTGCAGCGGGGGCCTCAGGCGGTGGTACAGGTGGCGCAGGTGGAACCAGTTCTTTCGGTACGCTGGTAATTGCCCTAGGCGGTCTAGGCGGCCCGTTCACTGTGTCGTCAGCTACAGCGTTCGGTGTGCAAGGTGGAGCTGGCGCCGCAGTAGGAACAGGGCAGATTGCCTTGGCAGGTTTCCCAGGGGCTAACGCTTGGGGTGACGCAACCCTAGGTATGTCTGGTGCTGGTGCGGGCTATGGTGGGGGTGCCGGATTGGCAACAAATGGCAGCCCACAAAGTGCAGCAGGGCTCGCAGCAACGGGCATTGGTGGCGGTGGAGGAGGTGCTGTGGCTTCCGCTGGTGGCGCTGCTCAAGCTGGTGGAGTTGGTTCACCGGGGTATGTCGAAGTCATTACCTACATCTAAGGAGGTGAGAAAATGGCAAGTAGTTACGCGCCCAACATGATTCTAGAAGTCCGTGAGTATCTCAAACCGATAACCGGCCTAGACAATTTTGGCTTGGGTATTGTCAACAGCGAGACGGATGCAAGCTACCATCATGGATGGAGTCAGAGAGATACTGACGGAACCGATTACTCATGGGACGAGTCAGCTAGAGATTGGTCCCACAAGACAAACGCTGCGCGAGCGCTTGACATTGGCATGTTTGATCAACTTCGCGAGCTATCAGCCTGGCTGGTTGAGGAATGCAAGAAAGGTGCTTCGGACACCCTAGACATTCGCGAGATTATCTATTCGCCCGACGGGATAACGGTAAAGCGCTGGGACAGGCTAGGTATCCGTACTTCCGGCGACTCAAGCCACAAGACACACACGCATATCAGCTGGTTTGCTGATGCTGAGAACAACCGCAAGGTTGGTCTATTTCAACGATTCTTTGAAGGGGACGACATGGAACAGCGCGAGAAATGGATTGTGGCCAACTCCTATCAGGTGCTATACGAGCAAACACACGAGCATGACCCAATCCAATGGATTACTGATCTGGATACGGGCAAGTTCATCGAACTGCCGAACCTGCCTTTGCAGCGCGCGAAGCGTGTCGAAAGCAAGCTTGACAAGGTGCTGGCCAAGCTTGACGCATTGACCGTTCCTAGCCTTAGCCCTGAGCAAGTTACTAAGCTGGCTGGCGAACTGAGCGCTTTCCTCAAGGAAGGCATTCTTGGTCCGCTAGCTGATGCCGCGCAAGAGCAAGCAAACGTTCTCGGCGCTGCTGCCGACTCTGTCACTGCATCGGAGGATTGAAATGAAATCAGCAAAAGCAATTATCGCTGGCGTTG